CTTTCGAGAAGACCTGGACCATTGCGGTGATAGCGCTTTGCACGTCCTGCGCACCACCGCCTGTTGCTTTAATGGCGGCCGTGACGTTTTTGAAGACCAGGGAAGCGTCATCAACTTCGCCGCCAGCACCCTTAACAGCAGCGGTAAGGCGAGTCATACCCGCAACTGCTGTTTCCTGCGGAACGTTCAATCGCTGCGTCACATCAGCCGCTGACCGCAACGCACGCTGGTAATCCTCCTGAGAGCCTGCAACACCTTCGAGGGCAATCTTGAGCTTGCCGATTTGAGCTGCGTAGTCAGCAGCCCCTCCAAGGCTTTTGCGTGCCATTGAAACCTGAGCACCCGCAGCTGCACCGGCAAATGCACCGGGTACACCGCCTAGGACGCCACCCAGAAGTGCGCCACCGGCACCTTCAGGACCGCCAAATATGCCGCCACTAAGGGCAGCTCCAGCCACCTGGGCGTAACCGCCAGCGCCCAAAGGTTGACGAGAGGCACGACGTTGACCGCCGACTCGCATCAATTCGGCCGCGGATCGAGTTGGTTGGATCTGAGTGCCGGCGAAAGGACGTTCGTATGAATAAACAGCGCGTTTTGCTCGTTGGCGCGCGATTGACTTTTCAACTGCGGCTTCAGTGATTGCCGCCCCAGAAGTGGCGCGCTGCGAAAACTCCAAAAAGCCGTTGCCCGCAGCCGTTGTTTGTGTCTGTACAAGGCGCAGCTTTGCGGCTATGCGAGCGTAAGAGTTTGCATTTTGATCCAGATCTTTGTTGAGCTCGCGCTGAACGCGACTCATCTCCTTAGAGATAATGTTGTAGGTTTCGCCTCCGCGCGTGACGTTGACTAAATCAGTCTGTAATTCACTAAGGCGGAGACTAAGTGCGGCGGTTGTATCAGGTAGATCGCCAACGCCACGCATGTAGTAGGCGCGGACCGCCTCCGTGGACATGTCCATGGCGCCCTGGCCTGGAATCCCCAGCCGAGTGGTGCGAGCAGCGGCAGCAATGACTCTCTGACGAGACAGCGCGCGGGTATAAGCATCCTCTTGGATTGTTTGTCGCGCCAGCAGAGTCGCGTACTCTCTGCTGCCAACAGACAAGCCCGCCAGCATTTTGCGGCGAGCAGCAAATTGATTGGTAATTTTGTCGCCCGTCTTCGCAGCAAGTACGCCTTCCTGCTGTGCGAGTGAGCGGGCTTTCTTGGCTGTGTCGTCGTACTGACCTTCTAAGTCAGAGAGACTTTTAGTTAGCTCTTGTATATCTTTTGTAAGTTTTTTGTATACAGCACCGCCTATTTTTGCCTGACGCTGAAGACCCTTAAAGGCTTCGATCTGCCCCTGAAGCGATTGCGTTGACCTGACGGTCTCTGACCCGTACTGCTTTAGGCCGTCACGAAGCTCTTCAATACCCTTATCGGTTACACCAACAGTCTTCTCAAGTTGCCGAAAAGAGCCCCGCAGCTTGTCGAAGACCTGGCTGTTTTCAAGACCCAGCTTGATCTTGAGCTGACTAACGGTCTTACTTGCCATCGGAGCCCTTCTTGCTGAGTTCGCTTAGTGCTGCGGCCTCCATGACCTGAAGGCCCTCAAGCATGTCGCGGCGGTTGTCGACATTGTAGAGGTCAAATAGCCCTCCAGAACTAAGCAGTACCTCATACTTCAAACCCACGTAACCAGCCATGCTGGTCGTCCATTGGGTCTGCATCCTTAGGAACATCATCACGATGTCCCAGTTGTCGTCCCACACCTCAAAGTGCTCGCTGCTCTCTTCCTTGGGCGCCTCAACGGGCAGGACGACACCGAGCGCGGCAGCATCGTCCTTGGTGTGATCCTCTACCCGCTTGCCGCCGCTAGCCCAGTAGATCGCAGCGTCCTTTAGTTTCCCGCTTTGGCGCCCTCGAAGGTGTCGGTGTAAGCCTTGAGGACTCCGCGGATCCAGTAAGGATCGTCGCTAAGTTCCCGAACAGCCTCGATAGAAAAAGGTAGAGCCTTACCGTTCTCATCCTCAATTCCGTCCCATCCGGTCAGCACTACCTTCAGCAGGTCAAACTCGCTTTTCTCGCTGAGTTTAAGGAATTCGCTACGACCTAGTCGCTTGAAAATTGCGTCGAACGTGGTGGTTTCAAATGTGCCGCCGTCTGCAGGTTCCTCAATGCTTACGGGCCACTTGAAGGTTTTTACCTTTTTGCGAATGAACGCCATAAGGCTGAGTAGTAGTTCCGCTTTATCTTACAGGCACAAAAAAGGGCCGCATGAGCGGCCCCGGTAATGCAACGAGCCTGTCGTTTAGGTGTAGCTGAGGCTGAATTCATCATTCCCACTGGTGCTAGGCACGCAGGTATAGGGGATGTTGAACATTGCGATACCGTCCTGATCGCTGTAGGACACGTCGCCGATGTCGACGCGGGTCGAAGCGAAGTCCACGATGTTGCCGGCGGTGCTGCCGTGGGTGAAGTCCAGGTTGCCCAGGCTGCTGTCAGTGAGAGCAGAGGCAAAGTAGTTCTTCGAGGCGATGCTCACGGCTTCGATGGTGGTCGACCCAGTGCCGGCGCGGTCGGTAAGGAGAACTTCCTTGGTGCCACCGACGAGCTCGCGGTAGACCAGGTTGTTGCCCAGATCGAAGCTGAAGGCCTGGAGCGCACCAGCGAAGGAGAGCAGCTCGAAGCTGCTGGTGTTGCCGTTCTTGAAGATCAGCGGGGAAGCCTGGTTCGCATAGGTAGCGGAAGGCAGAGCGCTGTCGTCGGGAGCGACATACACACCAGTGAAGGTGAAGTCGATCGTGGGAATTTCGCCCACGGTGCAGTTAATGCTGAAAGTGCCGCGACAGCCGGTCACCTTGTGGCGCAAACCATCGATGTTGTAGTAGATGGTGACGCTGGAGAAGCTTGCGCTGACAGGGGCGTAGGTAACGCTGGTGTCGGCGACGATCGTCTCAGACAGGCCGCAAGCTTGGAGAGCTTTGCCGTACTGAGGAGCGGTGCCGGCAGCGCCAGAGCCTGCAAGCTCAACGCTGAAGCTGCACTCAACGCGAGTGTTGGCGAGAAGCTGCTCAGATGCGCCCAGGTAGGGACGAACAACGTCGCGGTTTACGACGTCACTCTGCTGAGGAGTGATATTCAGATCTCTTACGAGAACGGCGTCGGCTCCCGTCGGAGTCGGGTCGGTCCCGTAGCTCGATTCCGTCTCGATCAGAATCAGGCGTTTCCGCAGTAGCAGGGCCATTGGTGGTTACCTCAGATGGTGTTGGGGGAAGCGTGCGCTTGATTAACTTGCGCTCGCCCGTTTCCGGGTCCAGCAGGTAACTCCCGCCTTCACCACGGTGTTCATTAGTCATGGTAAGTCGAGTGGGTTGCTAGGGCTAAGCCTAATGCGATTGGCTTATTGGGTCAGATCAGCAACCTCAGAGCGGTACATCACCTCGTACTCGCAAAACACCACTCCCGCAGGTTGATCCGCCTCGAAAAAATTAAACGTTGTTTGTGCAGGCTGCACATCAATTGCTCGACCACCAAGCGTCAAATCCGACATCAACCTGGAGTGCATACTCTCAATCACCTCATCCGCGGTGCTGTCTGGAGTCGTGCCACGAACAATCACGCTGATGCGCACGCGGAGGGTCCAATCAAGCGTCGGAAGGCTTGTGTTTTGAACCGGAGTGTCCGTAATTGGCTCGATAATGATTGCCGGCGACTCAGCCCGCGCCATCGGCTCAACACGCGACCGATAGATGCGAGTACCTACCCCGGTGGTTCCGGCAAGCGCCGTTGCTATTGCACTGAGGATTGATTCGCGCTTGGTAGTCATGGCTTGGAATACAGCGATCCGAATGGCCCCGGATCTGGTCTCCCGTTAACTATGGCCTGCGCACGTCTGTAAATATGACAATTGGTCTTACCGGCTGCTTCAAGAGCCTCTAAAACCTTTAGCCAGTTTTCACGGGTGTGCTTATCCATTTCCGCATTATGGGCATGGATTTAGCCGTTGGCTCAATCGCAGGCCATTGAAATGGTGATGGACTCACCTGCGCCGATAGAAGTGGTGCGTGAACGGACGTAGCGGACTGGTCGATTGGCGTAGAAATGGGCGTCAACCCCCGCTTGGGTGTGCGCTCTTGCCTCGTCTAAAGAGAACCAAGTGTCGCCGTCCAGGCTGCCCTCATCCACGACAGTGACGTTGCCTCCTGTTACGTCGTGGACAAAAACGAAATTGATGCCGCTGACTTCAACCGCATCCGTGGCCGCAAGGGCTGTCAGCGTGCCAAGGGTCACAATGTTTTCGCGACGTGAAGCCCAGCTTCCGTAAATCTCAGGCATCAGTCCCTCATCAGAAATACTTGAGTGATCTTGCCATCGTCCATGAGTACGGGCTCGCGCACGGTGTAGTTCGTGCCATCGACGATGATGGCGTCGCCCCGTGTGATGGAAGTGAAGTCTGCGGTCTTAACCAGCAGCTTGTAGTCGGTGGTAAGTACCACGCCATCAGCGATGACTTCGCTTGGCATGTCCAAAATGCCAACCCCAGTGTCACTGCCCTTAGTAACACTTACACCGAAGCCTGCGGTGGAAAAGAAAACGTCTAGGTCTTCGGTGAATGCCATGGCCATAGCCTAGACAAAAAAAGCGCCTAGGCCAATGGCCCAGGCGCCGCTTCCTTCGCCTAACAGCTTAGGCGTACTTCTTGGCAACCACAGCGTTGAGGCTGTAGGTGTGGGTGGAAGTGGAGGTGGTGGACACAGCCTTCACCCAACGCTTAGCGCTGGACTTAGGGAAGGCGATGTACTGCTTGGAAGCAGAGGTGCTCACTTGGGCGAAAGCCACAGTGCCGGAGGCCTGGGCGGTGCCATCAAGAGAGAACACAGCGGTGATGTCGCTGTAGGTGCCGCCAGAGGTGTCGGCAGACTGGAATTTGACGTCGAGGGTGGAGGTGCCACCGTTCTCAACGTCGAGAACCACAAGGACATCGCCCTCGTAGTCGTTCAGGTCGACGGCGGTGCCATTGAGATCGGCAGTGCGCTCAGCGGTAGGAGCAAAAGCAACGTGGCTGAGCTTGTCGAGAGTCGTGGAAAGAAGGCCCATGGCTCACTCCTTGGGTGCAGTGGAACGAGTGCGCTTTGGCTTGACTTCAGCCGCGGCCGGAGGCTCAGGCTTTGGTTCAGGCTTGGCGGCTTTAGGCTCGTCCGCTTTGCGGGCTTTGCCCAGCGCAACGAGCGTGTGGGCGTCGGTAGCGCTGACCTCGACAAAGGAGCCCGCCGAAGCAGGCTCCCCCGAGATCATCACCGGACGCAGGATTTCAACTCGCATGAGTTAGTCCGCGTAGATCAGACCTCTTATCGAGATCAGGTGCCCAGGCAGAAGGCACCAGCTTGCTTGACGGCCACATCGACGTCCTGGAGGGCGATGATGCGGACGGTGCCTGCGGTAGCACCGGCGTAGGGATCGACGGTCAGATCCAGGCCGGACCACATACCCATGATCATCATGGAGAAGTCGCCGAACAGAGCGTCGTTGTTCTGCAG